GTGCCTGTTATTTCACCAAATGGTATAGTTTGTGATGTGAATCTAACACCTTCTGCTGTTAAGGCCGCACTTAAACTTGTTGCTCCTGTGCCTCCTTGTGACTCTGGCACTGATCCTGTTACATCAGCAAAAGGAACTGATTGACTGTCTAATCTCACGCCTTCTGCTGTGAACATAGCACTTAAACTATTTGATCCTGTTCCACCCTGTCCTGTTGGTAATACACCTGTTGTTTGACTTAGAGGAACTGTTTGTGATGTTAATCTAACACCATCTGCTGAATACATAGCACTTCTTGATGTAACACCTGTGCCACCGAGACTTTCTGGTATAGCACTACCTGTTAGTAATCCTGTGTCAACTGTTTCTGATGTTAATCTCAAACCTTGAGCATTTAAGTCTGCTACATATGAACTTGTTGATGTTCTGCCTGTTCCACCATTTGCTACATCAACTGTGCCTGATAATAAACTTGATGCTACGGCGTCTGTGGTAAACCTAAGACCTGCGGTGCTAAGTTGTCCTGTTGATATTGAAGCACCTGTTACACCTGCTACTGAAGTAACTGGAGTAAAGTTAAGTTTATCTGTGGTAATAGTGTTAGCAACTATGGCATCTGCGCCTATAGTTCCGTCTGTGATTAAGCCACCACTAAAGAAGTTTGTGTTTTCAACAAAGTTTGTGCCATTGTGTATATAACCTTTTTGAACTGTTGTGTCACCACTCTTGGTTGCTACAACTATGTCATCTTCAATAGGATCTCTGCCTACTTGACTGTTAAACACACTATCACTTGGTGCCGCGGCATTTGTAGTTGTGAAATAGTTATATGTTGGCACTACTACGGCACTGGCCGCATTGGTTAATATGGTATTAACAGCACTATCTAAGTATGTTGTGCCAATACTGCCTGAGTTAACAACCAAGTTACCATTAACTGCTGTTAGCACTGGTTCATTGCTGTCTATAATAGTAATAGGATTGATTAATACATTGGCTGTCCAGTTGTGAGCACTTGATGTGCTACTGTATGGTCCAAATGCCTCATCATTACCTACTCTGGTTTGATAATAGTATGTGCCACTGGCTAAACCTTTGATTGTGAACTCTACTTCTGTGCCTGTGCCTATAGTTGTTGGTGATCTATATGTTGCTAACAGTTTTTTACTTGACATGTTACTGTTTGTGTCAAACCATGCTTCTGCTCTTGTGTATATGCCACTTGCTGGTGTGTTAGTGTTTATATCAAATGCGGGTAAACTAAGTAAACTTCTTTCATTGTCAACAGTGGGCGTTGTAGGCGTTCCTACACGGTTAAATAGTGTAATATCACTGTTAGGTGCTGGTGTAAACTCTGTTATTGGTTCTACTGTGTATACATCTGAGTTATACTCAAGACATGTAAACTCTACTGTGAGCATACCATTGTCTGCTTCTTTTTCTACTGTTTGAACTACTCTGTATACTTTGTTGTTTTGTCCATATACTTGATCTTCAAATATCTTAACAAGATCACCTGCGTCTATGCCTAATGTGGTATAATCTGCTGTGAACATCACAACTAAATCATCTCTGGTTTGTCTTAGTTGTTGATTTGCCAAATACTCTGCTTGAACATTATTGTTAACAAACTCCATTCTCAATGTCATGCCATTGTCTGGTTCATTGGTTTCACGCAAGTTAGCAGGTAAGTCTATGGTCACATAGTTGTTTTTGTCTTTTTGATCTTTGTCTGGAAACTCTACTTCTACACTATTGAATGCTGATTCAAGTGCTGTGCTTGAAAACTTATATTCTGATAACACATTGTCATCATTGAACACAGGTATATTGTTTGTGCTTTGTGTTTTATTTGGTGTTATTTTCCATTTGCCTATTTTGGCATCATATGTAAAGAAACTGTTACATGCTGTTAACAGTCTATCAATGGTTGTTCTACAGTCTTCTGCTGTGTTTACCACACCATTTATAGTGTATCTTGCTTGTTGTTGTGCGGCACCATTTTGGTCAGTGTAATCTATTAGTTCATTACTGTAACTTCTAAGTTGTTGTAATGAAGTGCTGTCTATATCACCACTGGCTATGCCGGCACCATATCTTGTGTTAGTTAAAAAGTCATCAAATACATCTGCTGGATTGTTTATGCTGTTAGTGAGGTGAAAAGTCATTGTGCCCAAGCCAGTAAGTTGTGCTTCTGGATCATATGTTACTTTTATGATAGCAAATATTGTGCCTGAGTTCTTTTCTGTGCTTGTCCAATGGTCTACCAATGTGTAAGCATCTACTGTTCCTCTTATTGGGTTATCGCCAAAGCCATCATACACATATACTTCTACATTGTTAGCATAATCTGTGCTTGTTGTGCCATCTTCGTCTATTGTGCTTGTTACATTTGGTGATGTTGAACTGCCAAATACCAACTTCTTGTCATTCCAGAATATATCACCACATGTGGTATTACCATCTGTTTTTTCACCTAATGTTAACACATAGGTCATTGTTTGATTGTCTGAACTTATTGCGGCATCTGTTATAATACCATTTTGAAATGCTGAACCATATACTACAGGAACTCTATATCCTGTATCTGGTGCTAACTGAACTCTTACTCCAGCATTTGTGCCTGTTGTTCCTGTGGGAAAGTCTGGCATAAGCATTTTACCTATACCTTTACTAACACCACTAACTATAGCACCTGTAAGTAATGCGGCTGTGGCTTGAATAGCCAATAATGTTCCTGCGCCACCGGCACCTACTAACACAATACCTGTGTATACCAAGTAGTTAAATGTAGCCGCTATTGCTGAGAATACTGCCATCTATTTTTCTCCAAATACATAGTTAGTCTCTACTGGTGACCAACCTCTTTTTTCAATGTTTAGTTTAGGGGAGTTTTCTAACAGGGTTAGTGTAAATGTGTGAATGTCACCTTTGTTTACCATTTTCTCTCCTACCTTTGTATATTCTTTTAGTAATCTTAATCCAGCACTGGTATCTCTATACTGTGGATCAACCCACCAAACAAGTTCATTCATGATACGCATATTTGGTAACCACATATCTGGTAATACCACGCTCATGAACACACCTACTATTTGTTCTTTTTCTGTTGCTAACAAGCATAATCCACCTGTTCTTATAGCACTTAACACCTTTCTAACATGGTGATCATTGTATGCTGAAGCATGTATTTTCAGTTTACCAAATGGTTGTTCTTCCGCAAACTGTTTTAATATTTCAATAATGGCATCATCATCTGCCTGTGTTGCTGGTCTCACTTTCATATCTGTATATCCTTTTTCTATTCATTATTTTGACGAGGATGATCTATTATTACCACCACCTCTGCCACTACCAGCACTACCTGTGCCATTTGAGTTTGCTGGTTTACCAAAATCAAATGCTGTTGACATAAGTGTTGCTACTCTGTCAAAACTGCCATCATTTGGATAGTATGCTTTCATACCTTGTTCATTGGTTTTTCTACCTGCTATTCTATTTTCTAATATAGTGTTTATGTTAGAGCATTGTAGAGTTACACTATGATAAGTTTCTGTGCTAAACTGTTCTCTGCTTTCTGAAATACTGTAGTTATGTATAATACCATTAAATCTTGTGTATACAGTATTGCCTTCAAGGTTACCATTATTGTCAATAAATCCTCTGCTGATCTTTATTGGAGCACCCTTTACTTTGCTGTTTAACACCAAGTTTACATAGTCTTGGTCTGTGGGTATACCACTAAACACCACACCTATATCACCATTACTAACACGCAACTCATCTTTGATATTTGTCATACCTACAAGACTGCCAAGTGCTGTATAAGTGGTTGTGCCTATTGTGTAAGGCTTATATGTGTTTGCTATGTAGTAAGTTGTGCCTTCTATAGGGCCTAACTCTATGAACATAACTGTTTGTATGTCTGTTGCTCCTACTACTGGTGTTATTGTTGTTGCCATTTTATAATATTACCTCTACGAACTGAAAACTGCCATCAAATGTAAATAACTTACCTGGCATCAATGTGTGCGTAGGCATCTTCAAGCATTTAACATGAAAAGTACAGTTGTTAGCAACATTTAGTGCTTGTCCTACTATGTTAACAAAACCATCTGATGAACTTGGTAATACATTTCTGTTTAACTGTAAAGTAAACTGTCCTGCTACTATTTCTGATCCTAATACTGCTTGTTTTACTTGATATGTGTATCTGCTGTTTGCTGGTTGTATGTAATCACCTACATCAAATATGGTATCTGCCGCTGATATAGTTGCGGCATTAATATCTATAACCATTGTTGATCCAGTAAATGAGAATATATCAAACTTAGCAAGTTCTGAGTTAGCCACTGTTCCAGCATAACCCATGATATAACCCATACCAGTCGTGGCACTGAGTTTTATTTCTTCTTCTGTGGTGGTATTCTTTGTTTGTAATACCTGTAACATACCTCTGTTAGCACCACTCCATTCAAATGCTCTTGCTACATTAACTTCAAATGTGTATATAGCAGGGCCTCTACTTGCTGTCTTTAATCTTTGACTTCTACTCATGACAGCACCTGTAATAGGCATATTGTTTATGGTTATGTTTGTGCTATTGTTTATTATTGTTTGAAAACTCATTAAAATCTCCTACCTGATGGTAAATCATTTGCGCCTTTGCTTACCACAGCATGTAAGAACTGAGGATCTTGTGCTATTCTTGCCTGGAATGAGGCTGTGTCTATAGCATTTATATTATAGTTAATAGTTTGACTGCCACCACCTATTTGATGATTAGGCACTATACCACCACTTGCTCCTGGCACAAATAGTTCTGGTCCTTTTTCACCTACTATGTATGGTTTGTTTTTCATTACTGGACCACCACTTGCTCTCTTTTCAAGACTGCTTATGCCTCCTGTTGGAGCAAAGTCTGCCGTGTATCCAAAGAATCCAAATATTGCTTTTAAGGCTGTTTGGACTACCATTAATCTTATTGTGTCTGCTATCATTTGTTTGATTGCGTCTTTGAATGTGGCTTTTAGACTGTCTATGGCATTTTCACCTTCAAATAATGCGTTTGCTAAATCATTTGATATAGCCGTATCAATATCTGCTATACCATTTAAGAATACTGCCATGCCTACTTCTGATTCTGATAAACTGTCTTTGAGTAAACTAACTGCTAACTTGTATTGTGCTAAGTTGATATCACCATCTTTCAATGCTTCATTGATAGTGTCAAGCATAGCATTATATGATTCAAAGTCATCTACTTGGCCTATTTCATCATTTAGTTCTTGATATCTTGTTTTTACTACTTCAAGATCTTTTACACTCATATTAAATGCTGTTTCAACTTTTCTTATGGCTTTTTCATATTCTATCCATTCTTCATTGCTGGTTATTTGGCTTTCAATCTCTTTGAGACTGTCTATGTATATCTTGAACTGTTTTGTGCTACGGAAGTTGTCATTAACACCTTCTATTTTAGCATTAAGGTCATCTAAGAACTTGCTTGTTTCTTTTTCATCATTGGTTTTTCTAACAAATCCAAGTGGTAATGGTGGTCCTACCATGCCTGCCGCTTGTTGGTATTTTTCTTGTAGTGCTGTTAGTTCTTTTTTACTTTCTGCTAATAAGTCAGTTAGTCTATCAACTTGTTTTTGAGCATTTTCAATGTAACTGGTGCCACCACCAAACTTACCTCTGTCACCTTGTTCTTGATAATGCTTTAATCTTTCTTGTGCTATCAGTAATCTGTCATTTATTCTGTCATATGCGCCTGATGCCTTGTCTATAGCATCCTTCATCACATCAAACTCTGATGGTGAATCTGATAATATGGCATTTAGTGCCGTAAATGCGGCTACTAACCCCATTATTATTGCTGTTCCAGTTAGTAAACCACTTATAGAAGCACCAAAACCTAATATAAGTCTTGCTCCTGTGCTTAGTTTTGCTGTTTTCATTGATATAAAGCCAAACTGTCTACCAAGTGCTGTTAATCCTGTCTTAAGTGCGGTGAATCCTGTTGCTGATTTTAATGTTGAAGCATTTACTCTGCCTAAGTTGGTCACAAATGAACCTGTGAACTTACCTATCTTGTTACCTATAAACAATAAGCCTATTGCTTTTGCTAAATCAATAAAGGCATCAGTAACTTTGGTTATTTTTTCTACATTACTGTTTAAGTTTGATATGGTTTCAGTTAAGTTCTTTAACAGTTCACCAAAACCTTCATTGGTATCTGATAAGGCATTGTTTGCCAGTATGCTTAACTGGTCATTGAAGTTGCTTATTCTTTGGTTTGTGTTTTCTAATCTATTTGCTAACGCATCACCAAACTTTTCATTGATACCTTCACCTAATGCTTCAATGATTTTTGCTGTTCCACCTGCTGTTTTGGAGAACGCATTTATTTCATCTTTTGTTATGTTTAACTTTTCTTTGAGGATTGTGAATACTGGGACACCTCTGTCATTTAGTGCGTTTAGTTCTTCTAATCCAACACCACCAGCAAAACTTCTTGATAACAGTCTAATGGCTGCCTCAAATGAGCCTATTTGGTCTATGGTAACAGCCGCCGCTTTGGCAAATGTTAATATGGTATCTTCTGTGGGTTCAATGCCTGAACCTTTTAGTGCTATAAATGCCTTTGTGATATCTTGAACAGAGAACTGTGTTTGACTTGCTATATCAGTAACTCTTTTGAATGCGGCTGTTCCAGCATCAACACTACCAAATACAGTATTCAAACTACTTTGTAAGTCTTGGAATGTTGCGGCTACATTTAAGCCTTTACGCAATCCAGCAAATGCTCCAGCAAGTGCGGCGGCTGCCGCGGCTGACTTAGCAAAACTGGCTTTTGATTCATCGCCAAACTGTTTTACTGAAGTAGTGCTTTGTTTAATACCTTGATTAAACTGTTTACTGTCTAACTCTAATGCTACACTGATATCTTTAGCCATGTTATATTCTCTTTGTTAGTTTATCTATATTCTTACCCATGAAGTCTATAGTGGGTTCTGTAAAACCATTTGGTGCTTGTTTACTCCACCCACTATCTAATCTTCCAGCATACGGATAGTTACTGCGGATCTTATCTCCACGCAACTTTGTTTTATTACGGGCATTACCTGATTTAACAGGTGTATTGGCTTTGAGTTCTTGTTCAGCATTCTTTAACAGTTGATCTGGCACTTTACTTAGTGCTTTCATTCTTTTCTGAAATACTCTGCTGTCTATTCTCATGATTCTCTTTGGCCTTATTTGCCGCTTGTTGTAATGCGTCCATATCATACATTCCTGTATCTATATTTCCGCCTTCTTTGTCTCTTTGGTATTTCTCGTAGGTTAATGCTACATCCATTACCATTAAATCAAAACTATCTCCTTCTACTATTACTTGAGAAGGTAACTTGCTGTATCTTGTAGCAAGTGTATCTAATAACAAGATAAAGTTTGTATCCGAATGTCCTGGTCTAACCGGATGGTTAGTTACTTCCCCAGGTATTTACTAACCTCGCCCATTGTTTCTACCACAATATCAAACGGTAACTGCTTGTCTTCTTCCATCACAGGTTTACCTTCCTCATCAAGGATTAAGTCTTTCATTAGGTTTGCTATTTGTGAGAAGTCTTCTTTTTCAGCATTTGCCAATCTTCCAAAAACTTCTAATGGTTGTCTGTCGTATATGTAAAACTCTAATGGCTCTCCATATTCTTCTACTATTTTGTCTTTATCTAAAACTATTTTGATTAGTTTTGGTGCTTTCGCTATTTCACTTAGTTTCATTCTGTATATCTCCTTGTGTTAAGTGGTTTATAGCACTCAAACAAAAACTTAATCTGTTTGATGCTTTCTCTATATCTTTGGTGGCGCAACGAAGTTCTGCTTTAGCCTTCGCCGTCTCCTCCATCATGCTCTTCAGTATGTCCTCTGTCGAGTGTTCCTTCCATATCTTCATGTCTATTCTCCTGTATATCTATATCTTTATTTATTGTTTTTTTGGCTTTTGCCTTTGGTTTAGGTGAGGAATCAGGTAACTCTATACCGTGCTTCTTTGCTAAATCATCTATACTGTGTTGGCTTCCGTCTTTAACAGTGACTATTCTGTCTTCTCTGCCTGTCCATACACCATCTTTGTATAGTCTCATCCATTTATGTTCCATGCTGAACTCCTGTATAAAAGAGTGCTACCCTCTTGAAAGAGTAGCTCACTAAAGTTATTTGTGGTCAATCACTAAGCAGTGATTTCACCCTCTGTTAACTCTCCATTAACTTCAATAGTAACCGGTGTAACCCATAATGGTGAACCTGGATTTACTGTAGGTGTTAACCCAGTAATAAATCCTGTTCCATCTATGTATTTGTTACCTGTTACAGTAGCACCTTCAAAATATATTCTAAAGTCTACTTCAGTTTTTTCATTACTTGTTCCAAATAATCCTTTTTCAATGATTGGACTTGCGCCAGCACCAGTTCCAAAGAACTGATCTTCATCGATAACAAGGTTTAAGGCAACACTATTTGTAGCAACAGTTGTTACTACTGCTTCACTTTGTGAATCCAGTGTTTGATACCTAAAAGTTCCTTGGGTATTTGTTAAAGAAATGTCATTGAGATTTAACAAAGTAAGTGATGTTCCGGAACTATAACTACTTCCTTTATCACTTATAACAACAGTTGCTTCAACTGTTGATCCACTTACATTTATTACGCCCATTGGGTTCTCCTTTTTTTATTATATTGTTGTAAACTTATACTCAAATGTATAAGTTATGATATCACTATCGATATCTGAGGTAGTTTCACATTCTCTTACGAAAACATTGGCTACACTCTGTTTAGCGTTTTGAATACTTGCTATGCGAGTATCCAAATCAGCCGGGGGATTTTTAGCATCTACACTAAGGTATGCGTTTATAGTAGTTTCTGTTTGATCTACACCACTTCCACTCAAGAACTGCTGATTTTGAGTAATCTCAGTATTGTCGGCGTCAACATAAACAGTTTTCATGTTTTTTATGTTAAGACTGTCGCTACCTGCTGTGTATGGTAACTCAGTGCTTACACTGATGTTGCCCACAGCCAAATCTGTTTGTAGTTGTGTGATTATGGTTGATCTATACATTACCTTACCCTTGTGATATTTCTTTTGCTTCTGCTTCTACGGTTTGATCTAAATGATATCATTTTATCATTCTCGTCTACACCGTTGGCGCCGTCTGCGTCATACCAATCCATCATGTCCATTAGTTCATTGAACAAGTCATCAAACTTTGAAGCATAATATGTGATCTTTTGGACTTCACTGTTAAGTTCATCTCCAAAATCTGCTACTTTAGGTAACAGGTATTCCTTTAACACATAGTAGGTAGCAAGATCAGTTATATCTGATTTCCTTCCTACTATACGGTCAGCGTTTATACCTGGAATAGTATTGCCAGTTAAGGCACTATTATTTGTATAACCCAAGTAACTTCTCCACTTGGCACTTGCCCGTATTTTTTCATTTATACGAGCAAATGCTTTGATTGATAAGTCTTCTAAATATTCATCAAGAGATGTTGGCGTTGTAGGTGCGTCAGCAAAGTTAATCTCATTGGATTCAAAAACCCTTTGATCTTTATCTCTGATATCTGCCGCTTCACAGTATGCTATTACATTACCGTTTACATTAGTTACGAATGCCATATTATCTCCTTAGGCTTATGATGCCGCTATACCTTTAACAATATTGTTAGAACGCAGGTAGCGGATGCCGACTGCTTGTCCTACTAAAGAATCCATAAGCACTCTATCACCTGTGCTACTTAAAGAACCAACTGTTCCGCCGTTAGCAATATGTGTTAACTGATCTACAAGTTGTAGTTCAATCGCTGGTGATATAGCCGCAAAATAGAATCCTGCCGCGTCTGTTGGTGCGTTTTCACTTCTTAGTTTAGCAACTGCTTCAGCAAATGCGGCTAAAGTAGCCTTTTGTGCTGTTGCTCCAACGGCTGTGTTGCCGCCAACTGCTTTGATGAAATCTCTTTGGATTTGAGCAAAACCGTTTCTCATTGTTGCTACCATTGATGTTTGGTCAAACTTCACATCTTCCCACATTTTTAGTTCAGGTTGTCTTTTTACACAGTAAGCCATTGCTTCTGGTGAGAAAACAGGACAAATGTCCAAGTTACCTGTTAATGTGTTATTGACAAGTTCAACATTGCTGTCTGCTCCGTCAAGTAAGTCTGCTGTTGCTGGTGCTACATCAGTGTTGTTTAGCATGTATTTGAACGCACTTTGGTCTGTGGATTGAGCAATACTTCTTGCTAATCTTGTTGAAACTGCGTTAGAAACCGTGCTTAGTCCACCGTCTTCTAAGGCCTCAGCCGTTACATAAGAGAATGCTCCTCTTTTTCCGACTGGTAAATCTACTGCTGTTGGGTTAAAATCTTGGACTGCTCCAGTGGCACCTGCGATATCTACTGATTCGCCGATTCCTGATGCGCCAGTTGCCCATGCGTTTGTGACTGGGATTCTCATTGAGTTCCCAACCGCTCCTACTAAGTTGTAAGAGTTTGAAATAAGTTCTGATGAAGGCATTAAGACTGAGTTGTCATAATGAGCAATAAGATCGCCTGATACTTCTTCAAATAACTTATTTAATAGGTTAGCACTATTTGTTGACATAATGTCTCCTTATATTATAGTTATATTAATGAGTCTGAAAACGCCTATGTTCTCAAATCTCTTATTTTTTTGACTCTGTTTGTAACCATGGTATCTGTGATATCTGATTTCATCAAAGTCTTATTCTGTTCGCGGATGTTTAAGTATGCGTTTCTATACTCTGGGTCACTTGAAATGAGTGCGTCATTGACAGCACTTTTGCCCTTAGTAACTGAACTGCTACCTCCATCTGCGTCTACAACTGATGCTCCTTTTTTAGCAAACGGTAATCCCAAGTTCTTGCCAACCATTTCAACTGCTGACTTGTAATCTGGTGTTTCACCATCTGTGGTAATGTAATCATCACCATTTCTTAGTTGGAAACTATCTCCTTCAATGGCAAACATGTTTCTGGCTTTCATTAAATCAATAACGGCAGTCTTCTGTTCACTTGCCCATGAAGTTGGCATTTCATTTTGTAACTTACCTAAATGATTTGTCATTACTGCTTGAGTTTTGACTTCATGTAGTTCATTACGCAACTCTTCTACGGTTTGTTCACGCTTCTTAACAGCGTCTCTAAGTGCGTTAACATTTAGATTGCCTTCTGATTCATCTATATTTGCGGTTTGTAGTTGATTAACAACTGTCTTTACCTGCTTTAATGAATCAACATTAAGTTCCTTTAGTAGATTTGACTCTACCTCAGTCTTAGCCTTAGCGGCTATTCTGTTAGTGTCATCACGAGTGAAAACTCTAACTCCGTCTACAAACAGTTTACCATCACGGTTTTCAACTGTAGGAACACTGGATTTCTCCACTGTTGCTGTTTCAGATTCTACTGGAGTTTTATCTCCAACATCACTATCTGTGTGTAGTGGTTGCGTGTTAACACCCGCAACTGGTGTATCTGTATCCATCTCTGGCATCTTATTCTCCTTTATTAACGATAGAAGTTGTCGTAAATCAAACTATTAAAGACCGTTATCAGTGGTAGATGATTCTACTAACTGACTGAGTCTTTTGCGTAGTTTGTCTCGCATTTCTTCTACAAATCCGGCGTCTTCTCCGCCCTTCTTGATGGCTTCTACTGCCGCATCATACTCTGGATGAGTATTGAACGGCATATAAACAGTGATTCCTTCTTCATTTTCATGAGTATGAAAACCACTACCACCTAAACTGTTTGCTACACTTTCTGCTTCTGCCTGTGTAGCATATTCTTGTATAGTGTAGTCTGTTGAGAATACACTTTGATAATCTTGGTAAGTCTTTAATAGGCTATCTATTTCAGCAACTTCATGCTGTAGTGCCTTCTTACTGTATTGGCGATTGTAACTAACACTAAACTCTTCTGGCTTTTGTGTGTTTGTCCAATCATACCATATGTTAAACAGTTTTGCTTCTGCGTTTTCTAAGTTTTGTGCCTTTCTACGCACAAATGCTTCTAACTTTGAGTCATACTGTTCTAACTGTTCACCTGAACGACTGCTTTTGATTAAATCATCACTGCGGATCATTGCTATCTCAGTCATTTTGGTTATTTTTTGATCTATTAGTTCACGGATCTCTGTTACTGCTGTTAAGGCTGGTGTAACAAACTCATACACATAGTTAGGTGCTTCACCTAATCCTGCTGGCACTCTTACTACACTTCCTGGTTCTGCTGAAATGGCTCCGTCATTGAGACTGTCTGTGGCTTCATCAACTATTAATGAACCATGTGCTCCATATGAGATCACACTATATATCTCAGCCATATCTGAATATACACTTCTTTGTATTTGTGCTAAATCAAAACTTGGTGTAGCACCTATGCCGTTGTATATTTTTAGACCCTGGTAAACTGGCACCACTGGAATATAGCCGAGTTCATTTTCTTCTATGACTCTCCAATAACCATCTTCTTTTATGAGATTGCTATCTGCTACATCTGGGACATAATCGTCCTCTTCTCCTACCCAAACAGTTTCTATTGACTCCGGTGTCATATATCTATAAACTGTTTCCTCTGCGTCTTCATGAAGTTTGATCACTATGCTCTTCAAGTTTAGATCGCCTCTTCCATCGTAACCGTAGTGCCAGTTTGTAACATCTAACGGTGTATGGATTTTCCATTTTGGTATATCTGAGCCTATTGGTTTTACACAACTAATCCATGCTGTTCCATATATGAAACTGTATAGATCAACTGTTGCCATGAACTCATTGATATTGTCTTCTTCACCATTTACATTGTTTAAGAACTCATCCATGTCTGGTTGTTCTCCAACAGTTCTAACTGGTGGGTTTTTGAATAGGATACTGTTATACTCTGCGGTTATTAGGCGCAAGTAGTTTAAGTATGGTGTGTTGTTTAGTTTCTCAGCATAAAAGGTTCCGCCATCTATGGTGTCTTCACCTCTGTGTGCTTCTGCTTTTGTGCTTACATTCTCAACTCTGGCTTTGCTGGTTTTAACATAACCATTTGAGTCTGTGGTATAAGTGTTTACTGTTTCAGCAGGAGTATTCATATCTACAGCATAAGCCTTTAGATACTTTCCATCACGGATTTCAACTCCGCCAAAATAACTGTCTCTGGCCAGTTGCCAATCCTGCTCGTATTTGTTATATAGGCTATGAACGCCTACAATGTAATCGCGATAAGAGTCACTCAATGTGGAATCTCCTTAATGTATTTGATATATCAATGTATATTTATCCAAATGTGAGGTTTTATAGGCTCTAAGTGAACAAAAGTATTACATAGTGGTTTTTGTGCCTATTCTAACCGTTTTTTATGCTAATAGTGATAAATAAAACTGTAATACTAAACATATTACAGGCAACTTAACAACACAGGAGATAGAATGACCAAGAAAAGAACAAAAAAACATAGACCAAAAAAAGTCAAGCAAAGAAAACCATTTCAGAGACTAACAATGCCTGGATCAATGAAAACATCTGGCAAAGAAGAACATGCCACAGGCTTTTTCCAGGATATAGGCATTAATGACCCGGCAAACGCATTGGCTATGCCACATGAAACAGACAAATACTTTATGGTTAACCATATGTGTATACCTTATGTGTATGACAAGAACAACAAACATGAACTGTTTGTTAACTTTACCAAAGGTGATACAGATTACATAATGTATTGGTTAGAACGCATGGAAAATGAACTATGCCACAAAAGTATGGCACATTTTGACACATGCTTCAAATACTTCTTACAGCCTATTAACCACTGTAGCACACATGAAGCAGTAGGCACAGGCAATACCACACTCACAATGATAGCAGGATTACGCAGAAACTTTTTGGCTAACGGAGAATATGCTGTGTTCAACAAAGCACAAATGACATTCATAGAACATGTATACTGGATGGCATGGTGGTTCTTGTGTGGATATCATGACAGTATCAAACAAGAAAGAATACTCACAGACACAGATGTTGGCTTTATCAAGAAAACAAGTAGAAAAAATCCACCTCTTATGCCAATACATTTTTATCATTACAGCAAAGAACTAAGTGCGTATGGCGTAGACTTTACTGATGAAGAAGAAAAAGGGAGAACAATAACACTATGACAAAAGGATCAAACAAAGTAATATGCCCAGTAACGGGCAATAAAATAACAGGCTTTGAACACAAATGGGGTATTAGTGCCAAAGCATTAGCAGAGCACGAAGGTATCACACCAGATGCTATACACATGAGAGTGCGTAACTTTGGTAACCCATTTCAAAGGCGTAAACAAATAACATTCTGGGAAAAGAAGTATAACAAGACTATTGTAGAGTTAGCACATGAACTGGGCATACATCCTATCACTGTGGCCGGCAGAGAAAGGCGTTACGGTGATGTATATCATGAGTCACCAGCATATATTGGCATTTGGAATAAAGGTAGATTTACTGCGCCTGTAAACTGGCAAGATCAGTCATGTTGGAAAGTTGCTTCAATGAGCACATTCTTTAACTTAGAGGATCTCAAATGAATCCACTTGCTTACCTCAAAGAACTCACACCACACATATACGCAAATGACTTAAATCCTGCTCAAAGAACAACTGCTATCATAGACATAGCCACTGAGTTAGGCTTTAGTTATACCACACACGGTAATGTGAGAACAGAGTTTATTATACCAGAACCAGCAGGTGTTAATGAGCGTGAACCTTACATAGTATTATACAACAATGCGGCAAGAACATTATGTAACAATGGTCACTTGTTGGTAAACAAATACATCACTGAAGTATGGGATGAAGAGTTAGAGTTTGAATGTGGCTTCCGTAGACCTTCTGATACCTGGTATAAAGCCAGAAACCGTGAGCGTGTTCAAATACCTATAAGGCCTGTTGAAATACATCAAGAAAGTATCAACACTGATTGTAGAGACCTTGAATCAGTTAAGAAATGTCTTAACTTGTGGTATAAGGTTATAAACTATGATTGGGATGGTAAACTGATTGATGGCAGTATAAACGGCTAATGCTGGCTGTAACCTTACGATAGTTACAGCACATTAGGCCTACCAGTTACTCCTACTACCTACCTATTGATTAGAGTCTGAACTGTCCCACAGCACAACATACTTATCATTATACTTGCGTATGCCACCATTTGTGAGATAGTTATACACATGTTTGCCATATTTCTGGCTTAAACGGTATCTCTTGTATATTATACTGTTGTTCTCTGTGGCTAACTGTTGTTGATATTCACTTAGTGTGTGCCAATCACTTTGAAACTTCATAAACATTGCTACACCAGGATGGTCGTAACTGTTTATGTCATCATATCCTTTATTATCTCTTTCTGTCATGCTCTTTTTCCTCACTTTGTGGTTTCTTTGACTTTTTGCCAAATATCTTATCCCAGTTATCAGCATACGCCTTATCATTGGCATTACGCCTTGCTGAGCCTTTGCCGCCATGTGTTTGTTTATAGTGTTCAGTCATCTGATAACTCCAATCTATAACACACAGTTAGTTCTTCACCTGCGCCTATGGTTGTGACTGTGTGTAATATGTTATGTTGTTCTTCTACAGTGATATAACAGTTAGGAGTATCTGAATGATTAATAAAGCCTCCAAGCGGTGTTCTTATAGTATTACTTAGTGTATAATGATGTGTAATACCCAAGTTAGTTCCAGCCGGTATCATGTTAGTAGCATACAAGCCAAGTCCGTCTATGTTACTGGCTTTTATGGTTAAG